CAAGGCCATAGGCGTGGCGGTCAAAGAATTGGAATCGACTTTCAGAGGCGACGAGGCCGAATATAAGATGCTTGAAATCCGCTTCCCAAACGGATCGCGCATGATCGGCCTTCCGGCAAACCCCGATACCGCCCGAGGTTGGAGCGGAAACATCCTGCTCGATGAGTTCGCTCTCCACAAAGACAGCCGCGCCATTTGGAGAGCGCTCTTTCCAACTATCACACGGGGCTACAAAATCCGCATCGTTTCGACGCCCTTCGGAAAGAAAAACAAATTCTATGAACTCTGCACTGAAGATAACGCCTATTCTAAGCACATCGTCCCCATTGCCAAGGCGATCAAGGAGGGCCTGGTCCTCAAAGACGAAAACGGCCATCCGACAACGGTCGAGGCTCTCAAAAGGGCTTTTGGCGACGACGAAGGCTGGGCTCAGGAATACGATATTGAGTTTATCGACGAGGCCACGGCATTTTTGACTTATGAATTAATCGCCACGGTCGAGAGTGACGAAGCCGATCTCTCACCGCCCTGGGTCAGCGATCTCGTCAGGGAGGCGACGGAGGCCCATAAGCATTATCTGCGAACGAAAGAGGAGAATGCGATCACGGTAGGGAACGGTTTCAAACCGTTCCCTACATTTGACGGCCTCCGGCCTGGAGGGACCTCCGGCCCGGAAGGCGATCTCTACCTTGGCCTCGACATTGGCCGAAAGCGTGACCTCTCCGTGATCTGGCTTGATGAATTTAAGAACAACATCGCCTGGACGAGGGCCGTGATCTCTCTGGCCAAGACGCCCTTTTTTATTCAGAAGCGAATTCTATTTGCCCTTCTAAAACATCCAAAAATGCGACGCGCCTGCATCGATCAATCGGGTCTTGGGATGCAACTCGCCGAGCAGGCCATCGAGCATTTCGGAGAGCATAAGGTCGAGGGGATCGATTTTACCTCGGCAAACAAAGAGAGCCTGGCTACGGGATTAAAAAAGAACTTCGAGGATCTCCAGTCTCGAATCCCGATGAGCCAGGCGATCCGAAATTCGCTTCACAGCGTCAAAAAATACGAGACCTCGACCGGGCACTTTAGATTCGATGCGGACCGCACCGAGGAGACAGGCCACGCCGATCATTTCTGGGCCAAGGCCCTGGCCACGCAGGCGCAAGGCAAACCCGCAGGGGTCATCGAATACAAATCCTTTGGCAAGAGGGTCGGCTTTGAGATGAGCGGCTATGTCGGGGCGGGAGAAGCAGTCAACTACCTAACAGTTCGTTGAGTTACTTGGGTTGCTTGAGTTGCTTGTATTAACCCAATGACTCAACAAACTCAATAAACTCAATAAACAGTTTGAGGCGAGGATGGCGAGAGCAAAGACGAAGCCGATAACGGATCAGATAGCTACCGCGCAAAACGATATCACGATGAACTACATCGGGAAGACGCTGCTTAACCCCGACAAAGTTCTCAAATCTGAAGGCGGATGGTCTGGCGTCGAGCTCTATGAAGACATGCTCTTCGAGGCCAGAGTCGCCTCCGAGATGCAGAAGCGAAGGCTCGCCGTTATCGGCAAGGAATGGGACATCATCCCGGCATCCGACGATGCCCAGGATCAAAAGATCGCCGAATTTGTCGAAGAGGTATTCAAGAATTTTTCTCACGATCGCTCTCGCCAGGCTCTTCTCACCGGCATCATTACCGGGTTTAAGCCGGGGGAGATCATGTGGGAATACTCCGAGGGAGACATCTGGATCAAAGACATCAAGGGGGTCTCTCCGAGACGATTCGTCTTCGATCTCGATGGAAATCTAAGGCTTCTCACCTACCAGAACATGCTCGAAGGCATCGAGATCCCTGAGCGAAAGTTCATGGTCTTTACGAATCCATCCAATAACGGCTCCCCTTATGGCGACGCCCTCGGGAGGTCGCTCTACTGGCCCATCTGGTTTAAGAAAAACGGCGTCAAATTTTGGGCCGTCTTTCTCGATAAATTCGGCCAGCCCACCCCCTGGGGCAAATACCCTTCGGGCACAGGCGAGGCCATACAGAACAAGCTCCTCGACTCTCTCAAGGCCATGCAGACCGATCAGGCCATCATCACGCCCGATACCATGACCGTCGAGCTTCTTGAGGCGGCCAGGGCGAGCTCCGTCGATTCTTACGACCGATGGGAGAAATTCTGGAACGACGCCATCACGTTTATTATCCTCGGCCAGAGCGCCACGACCGAAGGCACTCCTGGAAAACTCGGAGCCGAGACAGAAAGAGCCGACGTGAGGCAAGAGATTGTCAAGGCCGACGCCGATTTGCTCTGCGAATGCCAGAACGAACAGCTAATCAAATGGCTCGTCGATTACAATTTTCCAGTAGGGAACGGTTTGAAACCGTTCCGCGCTAAATACCCGAAGATCTGGATCCGCACCGATCCTGAACAGGATCTCAAACCCCTGGCCGAGCGCGATCGCATCTTGATTAAAGAAATCGGAGTGCCGACTCCAGTAAGTTACATCCGAGACACCTACGGGATCCCCGAGCCGGAAGAAGGCGAGGAGTTAATCAGCGTTCCTCAAACGCCCAATCCGTTTGGACAGCCTGCGGCGTTTCCCGCGTTCGCCGAAAAAATAGAAGGCAGAAGGCAGAAGGCACCTGCGAGCAGGGGCAGCAAGAACCAGGGACACTTTCCTATTAGGGACACCTCCCAATTTTTGACATTAAGAAATCGTCTCAATGATAAAAATTGGGAAGTGTCCCCAGGGAGGTGTCCCCAATTTGCGGAGCAAGACTGGGTCTCCTGGTACATGAGCCAGCTCTCTCCTTCTCTCAAAAACATCAAGGCCGACGCCCTGGCAAAGATCGAGACCTATTTGAGATCTCAGTCTTCTCCTCCGAGCGAGGAACAATTCACCTCCGCCGTGAAGGGCATTCTCGGCGACGCCTATAAAAATATCGATAAGATTGCCGTGGCCGACGCAGTGACGGGGATCTACCAGACATTTAAAGGGATCGAGGCCGCAGTGGGATTTGGCGGCGCAGACATCCGGGCCATCAATTTTCTTGGGAATCTCGATCATTTCTATCTTTCGAAATTTATCGAGAACCCGGACGCCCAGTCCGCCCTCACCAACTTTCTTAAAGAGCGGTATCTCCAGGGAGGCGAAGGACTTTTCGGGAGGGGCGATCCGAAGACGCTCATGGAGTTGAAAAATCTTCTCTCGCAGCATCTCACGGATCTCGAAGGCTATCAGATCAATCGAATCGTCGATACGGGAGTCGCGCGGGTACAGAATTGGGCGCATGTCGCCCAGTTGCATGAGGCTGCCATTGCAGAGATCCGGGTGATCGAGGCGCCGGGCTGCTGCCCGTTCTGTAAGGAGATGGACGGGAAAGTCATTCAGGTCGATGTGGCCTATAAGATGATGATGGATCAGGCGAGCATGACAGACGAGGAGTATCAAAATTTTTTAAGGGATAACCCTCCGAGTCTCGATGGCGTCGAGGACTTTGTGAATCGGGGGATGCTGCCGCCTTATCATCCGAATTGCCGAGGAGACATCGTAAAAAGGATCGTATAGAAACTGTAGGGGCGTTTAATTAAACGCCCGTACGGCGTTTTATAAAACGCCCCTACGGGCGATGAATAGGAACGATGGAATTAAAAATCGATTTAAAAATATCTCCCAAATTGAAAAAACTCTTTGATCAGCCCGAAGAGATCATGCACAAATCCATCTGGTCGGGCATGGTCAATCTGGTTGAGGAGATCGAGGCCCGCGCCAAGAACGAGGCGCCGGTAAAGACAAGTAATCTGCGGCGCCGGATTGTGAGTTCGGTCTCGGCGGATGGCAAGAAAGGGGTCGTGACATCGCAGGCGTCTTATTCCGAATATGTCCACCGAGGGACCGGAATATATGGCCCCTTTAAGACCCCGTTCAGGATTTTTGCAGGGAAGAATAAGAAGGCCCTGTTCTGGCCTGGGGCAGCGCATCCCTGGAGATCCGTGCCACATAAAGGCCAGAAACCAAACCCATTCTTCGATAGGGCGCTAAGGCAGATCAAACCCCAAAGGGTTTTTGAAGATGGTGTTCTGGGATATTTGAAACAAATGGGAGCATAGATGAAATCGATCAAGGACCTTTGGAAGCCGGAGGCATTAGCCGATAAATTAGGGATCGGCGAGAGGGAACTCTTGAGCTGGAGAAAAGACGGGATGCCCTATATTCAGGTCGGGAAATTCATTTACATTCCAGAAGGAAAATTTTTGAGGTGGATGGAGTCCTATCTCGTTAATGGAGGAAAAGATGAGAAACCAGAAACAGATCGAACCAGGCAAGCCTCCCTTTCACTTGTGTCCAAGGTTTGATTTCTGCTCCGCGAACCGGTGTCCCTTCGATCCTGAGATCGATGGGAAGAAGACGCTCAGGGGAGAGGAGCGGTGCAAACTGGCCAAATCGAGAAGAATAAGGCTTTGGGAAACCCTGCCGGAGGATCTGAAAAGTCTTCTCCCTTATACGGGAATGTTCAAGAAAGAATTCTCTGCCCTGAAGCGGTGGCAGGACCTTCCGGAGGAGGAAAAACAGAAGAGGCTTTCAAAGCTGGTCAAATTCCAAAAACGTGATTTTATACACGCAAACCAGGGAGAAACCCAAAAGTGAAGGGAAGGATAGCCATCCTCAAAAAAGTCCTACATTTGGATACACTTTCGAGCAGTTTGGATACACTTTCGAGCATTTTGGATGCTATTTCAAACGGGGGTTTTAAAGTCACTGACCGTAACTCAGCCCCCTGCCGCAGGAGGGCCTGTCTGCCGTTGCACAGGCAGGCTGTAGGGAGGTTTTTATGGATCTGATCGAGATATTTAAGGCTGGCGCCCATACCGACTCTTCCGGCGATACCCGGGAGTGGACGGCAAAGGATCTTGAGGAGATCGCATCATTATATGATCCGGCGAAGCATGAGGCCCCGATCGTCATCGGACACCCCGAACACGACTCCCCGGCCTATGGCTGGGTCGAATCCCTCAAAGTCGAGGGCGGAAAGCTCCTGGCAAAGGTCAAGGACGTTGCCGACGAGTTCAAAGACTGGGTCGGGCGGGGCCTCTATAAAAAGATAAGCATCGCCCTCTATCCTGATCTCTCACTCAGGCATGTGGGTTTTTTGGGGGCCATGCCCCCGGCAGTGAAAGGACTAAAGCAGGCGATGTTTTCGGAGAAACCCGCCTGGGAGATCGAGACAGATTTAGGGACACTTCCCAATTTTTCGCATGGGATGAACTCCAATGATAAAAATTGGGAGGTGTCCCCGGAAGTGTCCATTGCGGCTGCACCCGTTCCGAAAGATTCGGAACGTGAATCCAATAAAGGAGGCATTAAGATGACAGTAAAAGAATGGTTTGAAAAGATGAAGGGCCTCTTTGCCGAGGCCGAAAAGGAGTTGTCCCCCACTCCGATCTCTTTGATCGGAGCGCCACTGACGCCTGCGCCACCTTTAGCCGCTCAGTTTTCAGAGGCTGAGGTTAACGCTAAGGTCGAAGAAGCCAAGAGGCTGGCCTTTGCCGAGGTCGAGACGCTGAAGAGAGAAAAGGCCGAGGCTGAGGCTAAGGTTAAGGCGAAGGTTAAGGAGATCGAGACCAAAGCCCGCAAGGATGAAATCCACGCCTTCTGCGAGGCCCTGGCCAAAGAAGGAAAGCTCATCCCCGCCTGGCAGAAGATGGGAATTGAAGAATTCCTCTTCAATCTCGGCGAAGCCGATGTAGGGGACGGTTTGAAACCGTTCCTCTTTGCAGAGGGCCATGAGAAGACCCGGAGCCAGTGGTTTATAGATTTCCTCGCCGAAATCCCGAAGGTCGTCACCTTCAAAGAAGTCGCAGGCGACGGAAAAGCACAGGCCGTCCCGAAAGACTTCGATACGGCTGTCGAGGCCGTGATGGCGGAGAAGAAGATCTCCAGGGCGAAGGCGATCACGTTTTGCGCCACGCAATACCCGGAGATCCACGAGGAGTATATTGCAAATCTTAAAGAAGGAGGAACCTAAAAATGTTAAACGAAGGAATCAAGACCTTTACGGCAAATGGGGCCATTGCGGCCCATACCCGAGTCAAGCTCACCACCGGATCTGCAACGATCCCTCCCCAGGTCGAAACAGCCGGAGCCGCAGAGCAGCATATCGGCATCGCCGAATATGCCGCTGCAACCACCACTCTGGTGGCGATTCGTCTCAGAACCTATCCGGGGACGCATGAATGCGTAGCATCTGAAGCCGTCGAAGTAGGCGATCCGCTCTACGCTGCGGCAAACGGAATGATCAAGGATACCTCTGATGGCACGTGCATTGGCATTGCCATCGAGGCGGCAACGGCGGCCAACGACATCGTCGAATTTATCGATTTCACCGTCATCTCCACCACAGCGGCAGGGATCAGCATCGCCGATGCAGGGAGTTTCACGGCGTCGGCGACGGCAGAAGCGGCCTTTGCCGAAATCTATCAGGATCTTTTATCGACTACCAGGATACTGAACCTCCCCATCTTCGGATGGCAAGGAACAGCAGGAGTCGCGCTGGCTGCCTTTTCAGATGGCGATTCGGCTGTGCCCGGGTATTGTGTCACCGCGGAAGGCTACGGCATCCGGTGGAACAACAAATCAACACATGGGAATATCATCCAGACGGTCGTGCTCCCTCCGGATTTTAACGAGGCCGCAAATGCGGTGCTGCATATCATTGCAGCAAAGGTGGGGGCGACCGTGGGCGATGCCACGAAGTTTACCGTCACGGCATTTAATAATGTCGTCGCAGCTCTTTATGACGCCGATTCAGATTTCGGAGGGGATACCGGCGCGATGACCGGAGACGCCACGTCAAAGACCGTGCAGCACGTGACCCTTACCCTGGCGCTGGCCAATCTGACGGCGTACCCGGCAACGATGCAGTTGACCATCCAGCCGAAGAACACCACGCTCGGCACGGACGACGTGATTGTGTTCGGCACATGGATTGAATACAAGAGGAAGATTTTAACCAGCTAACAAAAGATCCAGAAGGCAGAACGCAGAATGCAGTATGCAGCAAAAAAAATTATAGATTGCTGCTTTCTGCTTACTGCTTACTGCTTTCTATTACTTTAAAAAGGAGGAACATACCATGCCAAGACCAACATCAGCAACAACGTTGCAAAGGCCCGACCTCGGGGCCATTGCCTATGAATACAATGCCGAGGCATCCCAGAGAGGCTTTATCGGGTTGGGGCTGCTTCCGATTTTCGAAGTTGAGGAGCAATCCGCCGACTATCCGAAGATCCCCATCGAATCGCTGATCAAGATTCAAGACACCAAGAGAGCGCCCCGGGCCAACTATGGCCGGAGCGACTACGAATTCGAAACCGGCACCTATGCGTGCAAAGAGAACGGATGGGAGGAGCCGGTCGATGATAGTGAGGCGAACCTCTACCGTCGATACTTCATTGCAGAGGAAGTCGCCGTGAAGCGGGCCACCGATATTTTGCTGAGAGGTCAGGAAGTCCGGATCGCGGCCATGATGTTTAATTCAGGCAACTTCACCGTTGCCGACGCGGCCATCGCCTGGAACACCTCAGCCACGGCGGTGCCCAGAACCAATATCGAAGCCGGAAAGATCGCCATGCGGGCGGCTTCAGGGCTTGAGCCCAATACCATCGCCATGAGCAAAAAGGTCTTCACCTACCTGATGCTCACGGCCGAGATCACCACCGCGTTTCGCTACACGAATCCAATCGAGATCGGCGGTATGGAGGCCCAGAAGAGGATCATGGCCCAGTATTTCGGGGTTGACCGTGTGCTGGTGGGAGATGCCATCAAAGACACGGGGAAAAAAGGACAAGTCTTCAGTCTCGGAGACATCTGGGATGACGAATACGTCGGGCTTTTCAAAGTATCTGCAGGCGGAAACGATCTCAGGGAGCCGGTTGTCGGGAGGACTTTCCTCTGGACGGCAGATAGCCCCGGAAATATCGTAACCGAGCAGTATCGAGAAGAGCAGAGAAGATCGAATATCTATCGGGTGCGACATAACGTGGATGAGTGTTTCATTTTCCAGGGAGCAGGATATCTCCTGGGAAATATCATTCATCCGTAAAAAAGTTATTGGGTTCATTGGGTTGCTTGGGTTGCTTGGGTTCTTTGGGTTACTTGGGTTCTTTGAGTTACTTGGGTTAATTCAAGCAACTCAATAAACCCAACAAACTCAATAACCCAAGTAACCCAAGTAACCCAAGTAACTGCGAGGAATAAGCATGGCTTATTCGAGCAAAGCCGATCTCCTGGCCGAGATCTCAGAAGACGAGCTCATCGGCCTGACCGATGACGAGAGCGCGGGCATCGTCAACGAAGCCCGCGTCACCGCAGCCATCGCCAAGGCCGACGGCATCATCGATAGCTACTGCGGCCAGGTCGAAACCGTTCCATTTGGCAGTGGTGGCGCAGCCGTCCCGGCTGTGATCAAACAGCATTCGATCACGATTGCGATCTATTTTATTTATTCAAGGCGGAGTGTGGCGCCGGAGATCCGGAAGGAAAACTACAAAGATGCGATCTCGCATCTCAAAGATATCTCCACCGGCAAGGCTTCTTTGCCAATTCCAGGTGAAGACACCCTCGAAGACGATATCCAGACCAGCCGCACGGACGATGATCGAACTTTTTCGACAGGCAAAAAAAGCGATGGGTCAACGGGAAGCCTGGATAATTATTGAAAAGATTAGGGAGGTGAATCATGGCAAAACTACTTTTAATTAATTTAGCGACGTATCGACCTGGAGTTAATAATAT